TTGGTTCAGGCTAAGATTTCAGCCATCACATCAGTATTCTCTGACTATGGTAACGTTGTGTATCGTGATACCAATAACTACAATGCTCTACTGGCTACTCAGTCAGAATTCACAGATGAGGAAATCACTCTGGTTGCTCGCCAGACACTTGGAATGTAATTCCGTGTCCGTGGTCTGTGTCATACTGATAACATCAAACAAACAAAGGAACATAAAGTGAACGAATTAGAAATCGAAATTGACATCAACGAGGTTGAGGACATCAACATCAACGCTCTCACGCCTAAGCAAAAGGCACTACGCCTAAACGCTCTTATCCGTTTGGCACAGGGTAGCGTATTCACAAATCACGATTTCGAGGAAGCACTCACGCTCACTCGCCAACTGATGAAGCGATAGACTGTGACTAAGTGTAATGACTGTGGAAGAAAAATTGATGAGGACACTCTAGGATTTATTGCCTATGAGATTTGTCTATCGTGTTATTTGGAACAGTAGGCGGATCGACTTATCCACAGCCCCCAAAAAGTTATCCACAGGATCCGCGCCCCAGTTATCCACAGGCTGTTAGTAACTTTGTTACGAATTGTTACGAAATTCCCCTGAATTCTCCTGAATTCTAGGGTTTCATGTCGGTGGTCACCTGTATACTAATAACATCAAGCAAAGGACAGAAACAATGAACGCAATGTATATCCCATATGACGGAAATGATTTCCTCACAGGTGAAATCGTATTCGAAAGTGACAAATGGACACACATAATGATTGACGGTACTGACACGATTGCTGTCTTGCCTAGCGAGGATATCTACCCAGCATAATTTAGCAGGGGATAGGGTGAGCCTAGAAATAGCAAATAAACCTATCCCCAAAGTTATCTACAGGATCGCGCCCCAATTTGTCATAACAAACTCTTTACGTAATTAAGATCTTTTTTCCCGAATTCCTGGAGTTATATGTCCGTGGTCATTGGTATAATGTGTATATGAACACATTCGATGCCTCCTATTTCTGCCCCTTCTGCTCAGAGCAATTTGCCTTCTGTGGCTGTGACCAAGAGGAGGGCGACCCTGCCCCCTTTTCCAATGTTCGCCCTTGCCAAGAGTGTGGTGTTGGCGAGTCTATCCTCTTTCACTTCGCTGGTGACCCTGTTGCTCGCTGCGTGTATTGTCACAACAACAAGCGTGTCGTGGGTGTGTCTACCTCTGAGGGTGATTGGTTCTAGGGAGAGGTTTGTCCTAACATACCGCCGCGCCCCACGCAAGATCTTTGCTTCTTTATGAAGGATTATTGCGTTTCCCTGAATTGTAGGGGTTTTGTGTCGGTGGTCGCCTGTATAATGAAGATATGAACAAAGGACAAGAAATGAAATCAGAAATCACTCTCCCCACCGAAATGCTCGTGCGTTTTATCGCTGACGAGGAAATTGACTTGGCAGACTATCAAGCACGAGGCAATCGTGAAATGGAACACTTTGCCATTGGTCGAATCTCTGTCTGGCAGAATATGTTGGATATCTACGCCAAATAGTTTCATGTCGGTGGTCGCTGGTATAATTGTAATATAAACAAGAAAAGGAAACAAATGAAAGAACTAATCGGATACACAATCAAAACTCACGACAACAAGTATGTTGGCGAGGTCAAGCAGGTTGAGCCAATTTATGTTGGCAAAGAATACCGTAAGCAGTTTGGCATTGAGGCAAATGAGCCTTATGTTGCCTACGCTGTCGCAATTGACGAAAGCCCCAAAGGTTGGTCAACGCTTATCGCTCGTGACGGTATGGAAATCCACAAGCGTTATGTAATCTAATCTCGCAAGGGGAGAGAGTGAGCCTCGCAAGAGCAAATAATCTCTCTCCCCACGCAAGATTTTTGCAAGGGCGCGGCTCGCAACATTCTTGCGTAATTATGAAGATACTTGCGTTTTCCCCAAAATCGACAGTTATATGTCATACCTCTGATGTATAATAAGACTATGAAGAAAAAGAACCCAACTCACAAAGGTATTGAGAACAAGCCCTATATCGAGGCAATGCGTGAAATCCGTCGTTCATCTGCGGCAGGTACTCACGACAATCGCCCTAACCGTTTGCGTACTCGCCAATCAGTAAAGAACCAAGCAATCAAGGAGAACGAATGAAACGATACTGTAACCGTTGCGATACCCCTGTTGTTTACTATGGCGTATCGACAGGGTATTCAGCAGTCTGCCCCCAACACGATGAAGACTTATACCTAGTAGAGATGTATCTGGCATAGTTTGATGTCGGTGGTCGGCTGTATACTGATAATACGAACAAAGGACAGAAATAATGGAAAGTAATATCAACCGTTCAGGCGAAGTAATGGACAATCTCAAAAAGGCACACAACGGAAAAAGCGATATCGCTTACGCCTATGCGTTTGGATACGCTTGGGCTTTGCTCACGGAAACAGAACGAACCGTATTGCTCACAATGGCAGAAACCAAAGCAACAGAAAAGGAAAAGAACTAATGACAAAGTATCCCGAAATCGAAGTTAGCCTTATTGGGAATGACGGAAACGCATTCGCAATTATGGGAACAATCCAAAAGGCTCTCCACGACGCAGAAGTTTCCAACGAGGAAATTGACCTGTATCTAAAAGAGTCAATGTCTGGTGACTATGACAATTTGTTGCGTACCGCTATGCGTTGGGTGAGTGTATCCTAATGATGACTCGCAAAGACTATGTAGCCGTTTCCGAATTGCTAAATGTTTACGCTCTCAAGATTGACGAGCAGACATTTGACACTCTCATTCACGATTTTGCTGGACTAATGGCAAAGGACAACGAGCGATTTATTGCTGACCGTTTTATCTCTGCCTGTTGGAATGGTGTAGAGAGTGATTGAGATTTTTATTGTAGTCGTGCTGGCAGGATTTGTAGTCCTGCTGGCATGGCTCAATGGCTAAACTTACACAGAAGCCGCGCCCCGATCTCGATCCAAACTTCTTTACGTAGTAATATATTATTTCCCCAGAGTTATATGTCGGTGCTCGAATGTATAATAGAACTAACAACAAAGCAAAGGACAAACTAATGAACACTCTTACCGTCAACGAAATCCACACCGCTACCGCTACCGACCTTTACCGTGACTTGATTGTTCGTGCCACGCTTGGACAGGTCGAACAGGCTAGTGTCTGGTATCACGAAGCACAAGAAGTTGCTCACGAAGTTGCTCGTAATCTAGACACCACTTTAGAAGTTGGTGCTAGTGTCGTTTCCGCATTCTCTCCTCGTGAGCGTTGGGCAAGCAATATCGAAAAGGCTATTGCGTTCTCTTTGGGACACACGCCTAAAGGTCTTGGCAATAATCTCAAAATGGCACAGTCCTCTCTGACTGGCGGATTCTATGCTCTCAATGGTCTCAAGACTAACGCATTCGCTCGTGCTATCGCTGGAGATAGTGACGCTGTTGTGATAGATGTGTGGATGATGAGAGCAGCCAATATGGAAACCGACAGCCCTACGCAGGGACAGTATTTCGCTCTCTCACTCGCTTGCCGTAATGTTGCTAAGGAGTTTGGTCTGACTCCTCGAACTGCTCAAGCCCTGATTTGGATTGTCGTAAGAGGTTCGGCAATCTAGGCAAGAGCCGCGCCCCCCCCTCATGTCCTAACAAACTCATTACTAACTTTACGATCTTTTTCCCGAAATCCCAGAGTTATATGTCCGTGGTACTTGGTATAATAATAGTATGACAACGAAAGGACACACTATGAATGACGGTACTTATCTCAACCTTGATGGGCAGTTTATTCTCTCCCACGCAAAAACAGGCTATTGGGTGGCAGTCCACAAATACGATAGTCTTGATGACACTATTTCAGGGGATTATGTAGGCGTGTGGACAAATCCCGAAAGTGGTGTGATGTACCTTGACCGTAGCGTTTGGATATCAGACTTGGATATCGCTATGACTCTTGGCAAGCAACAGGGACAGTTGGCTATCTGGGATATCGCTAACGAAACCGAAGTATGGTTGGCTGACGTTGCTAACTGGGAGGACTAATGACTCTTTGTTCTGGCAAACACTGTAACTACTGTGCCATATGCCTATCGGATAGTGAGCCTATCACCTGTGACCGTTGCCGTATGTCACTAGTCACACAAAAACTATTCGACCAGATTACCGACGGTATTTGATGTCGGTGCTATCCTGTATAATTAGAATATCGAACAAAGGACACTAATGGGATACTCAACCGCTTACTCTCTCGCTACTGACGCTCACCTCTCTTTAGAGGACGCTATCAGTATTCACTTTTCATCGAATTGTTACCCCCCCATTCCGCAGTTTATGGTTCAGTCTGCCATAGCCGCAGTTGTGGCAGTATCGGCAGGGGACTATGATGAAGTAATCGAATTGCCACACGGAGTAACCTACAAGGACAGTCCGTATGTTGACGCAGGTACATTCGTTGACCAACACCGCCTTGACGCATTTATCTTTGAGGACGTAGAGGGAGATTGCTAATGGACTGGGAAAACGTAATTGACTGGGAAGTAGTAAACAATTTGACAAACGACCAAGTATCTGCGATACTAGATATATTCGACAAAGGAGATAAATAATGGACGAACAGGCAGACGAAATCCGTGAGGCGTGGGCAGAGTATCTCGCTAATCCAGAGGACTATTCTCTTCAGGATATGGAAGACATCTTCCAAGACCGTGACCCATTCGAATTTTTATAAGGAGAACAATGACTGACTATACACTCAAGTATCAGGTGTGGGCTGGCGAGGGTAAGGAAAGCAAATTGGCTACATTCAGAGACCTAGAAGCGGCTATGCGATTTCTTTTGAGTATCAGGCAGACATTTGATAACGCATATATCTATGATGTTGTGACTGAAAAACATATGTACGAAAATTAGGCAGGAGCCGCGCCCCTTCGTTACCCAAACGTTATTAAGAATTACGACTACTTCTCCAGATTCCCAGAGTTATATGTCGGTGGTCTGCGATATACTGATAAGACAAACAAAGAAAAGGACTACACAATGGGACAATACCACAGCATTTACAACCTTGACAAGCAAGAAGTCGTTCACCCTCACGATATTGGTTTGGGTGCGAAGCAACGTGAGCACACAGGACACGAGGCATCACTTTCGGATATGATGTATGTCCTCACTACTTGTTCGCCTATGCGTGGAGGAGGGGATTTCGTTGCAGAGGTTATGGCAGACTTCATTGGTCGTTGGACTGGTGACAGGGTAGTGGTTATTGGTGACTACTCTGAACAGGGTGACATTCCGAATTTCGATTTGGCTACCCTCAAAGATTTCGCAGATATTTCTGGACAGGCACGTTCATTTATCTATGAGGTCTACGGTATTCGTTTCACTATGGAGGACTATGGTTGGGTACGCCACTACCCTGAACGACCACAGGTACTAGTCAATGGCAAACTATTTGACGTAGTTTGATGTCCGTGGTCAACGGTATAATTGTAATACAACAACGAGAGGACAAAGAATGATTGACACAGCATTTGGACTAAAGCAGGTTGCCGAAGATGTTTCACAGGATGTAATGACACAGACTGCGGCTGGTATGGTTTTGTTCGCAGAAACCGATGAAGACCGTCAGATTGCTCTCAACATTTTCGGGCAGACAATCACAGGACTTATGGCACACGCAATGTCACAACTCCTATTGTCGGCAGAAGACTTTCAGGTACTCACACAAACAATTGACGAACTCAACGATATCGCACAAGAAGCAGAGGACAACTAATGGAAAGCCAACACCCAGTACTTAGCAAAATGAATGAGTACATCAAAGACTTGGAAGCACAGGCTACAGGTCTCAATCAGGATAATCTTGGTATGGCTATCCGTCGCAATGAGGAAAACGAGAACATTCGATTGATTCTCTTGGAAGCAATTGCTGAAGACGTTGACGTACAGACGTTGGCAAATTCTGTTGCTGACGTGCTTGGTATCTCGCTCCTTCGTGAGATTTCTGTCAACTTCAATGTTGCTGTCGAAGCCACGATGTTGGTTCCTGCTAACTTTGATATCTCTGATTTCGATGTGACGGATGTCCGAATGGAAGCATGGAATTCTGAAGTAGAAGATTTCTCTGTTGAGTCATTTGAAATTAGTGACGTAGAGGAAGCCTAAGCTCCCACTGCAGGGTATTGTTTGTCCTTTCCCCTGCACTGGACGAGGACCTGGACATGTCCTTTATAAACTGTCCTTTCTCTATGCCCTGCGGATCCGCGCCACCTCTTTGTCCTAACAAACAAGTTACGAACTGTTACGAAAATCCCCCGAAACGATTAGTTATATGTCGGTGGTCGTTGGTATACTTGTATTACAGGCAGGGAAACGAAGTCGGAAGTCCCCACAATAAAAATAAAAAAGTTGAGAATAGACTTGACAAACTCTTTCCTTTCCTGTATAATGGTAATAACGAAGCAAACAACACAGTTGGCTCACTACAAGGAAGCAAGGTAATACAATGTCGCAAATCGAAATCGGTCAGTCGTTCACCACGCAGAAGTCTGGCGTTAGCGGAACGGTTCAGGAAATCGTCAAGAACGCAAACGGTTCATTCCGTGTTCGTCTTGATGTCGCAGGACAGCCTCGCTGGACTACGGTAAGCAAGTAATCCGTTCTGCTGGGTATCAGATAAAACTGCCCACTCACCCCAAAAAGCCAATCGAAAGGACACAAACCAATGGCTCGTTCACTCTCCGTGAAAATCCCAACCGCTACTCTGATTGCTGATGTTGAGGCAACTATTGCCAAGATTGAGGCAGAATTGCTCACATACCCTGCCGATATGGAAGCATACCGTCAGGCAAGCAAGGCACACCAAGACATTGTTCTCAATGCTGTTATCGAAGCAATCAAGAACCCTGCCAACATTGGTGGCGAGTATGACACCAACGCTGTTGTTCGTGTTGGAACAAACAGTTATGGTCGTGTAAGCATTTCGGTAAACACCGATTTTCTTTCTCTGCCGTCAGCACCAGAAGCACCTAGCAACCCTAACTCTCGTGAACACTATGGTCGTGAATACACCACGAAGTTGGAACTGCTCAAAAAGAACCTCAAAGTTCTTCGTATGACGAACCAAGAGGAAGTCAATGCCTCCACTTACAATACTGTAATGGAACTTCTCTAACGAGCAACTGCTGGGTAACAGTCTAAACTGCCCCATTCATAACTACATAGAGAAACATAGGCTTCATAGTGAAAAGGTTATCACGCTACCCTGTCGAGGTAGAGGTTAGGGTTCGAGTCCCTATGAGGTCGCTTCCCCTGAAATATGGGGTGAGTTTGTCAGTTTGTAGATGATAACTGTCCGAAGTCCCCCTGCGAAGCGTCTGGATAGATTGCTGGTAGCAGGGGGATTTTGTTTTGCCAGCTGAGATCAAAGCCGCGCCCGATTTTGTTAGGACATGGTTATTACGGTTAGGTTACGAACCTCCCAGAATGTTCCCCAGATTAGTTATATGTCCGTGGTCAGGTGTATAATTAGATTATCAACAACAACGAAAGGAAATACATTGGCTCACGAATTAGAAATTGGTGCTAACGGCGAAGTGGCTTTTGCTTCATTGCGAGAACCTGCTTGGCACAAACTTGGGACTGTCTTTGAAGACGAAGTTACCACAGACCAGATGCTCAAACTAGCACACCTTGACAACTGGAATGTTCGTCTTGAAGCACTCACTTTCCCAGAGGGATATGTGTCTGACAAGACAAACTACTTTGTTTGTCGTACCAACCCATTCGCACACGACCAGAATGATGTGCTTGGCGTTGTGGGTGAACGCTACCACACTATGCAGAACGAAGACCTGTTCACCTTTGGTGACAACCTGCTTGACGGTGGTGGTCGTTGGGAAACTGCTGGCTCAATCAAAGGTGGTCGTGTAGTCTTTGGCTCTCTCGCTCTTGACAACGACATCACGCTTGACCCTAATGGTCGTGCTGACAAGATTGAGAACTACCTGCTTATCAACACTTCTCACGATGGCTCTATCTCCATTATGGCAAGTATCACGCCTGTTCGTGTTGTGTGTGCTAACACTCTCAACCTTGCTCTTGGTGGTGGCATTGGCTCTAACCGTAAGGTGAAGCAGTCGTTCAAGATTCGTCACACACAGACGGCAGAGGGTCGTGTTCAGGTTGCTCGTGAAGCACTTGGCTTGGCACAGACTTACCTTGATGAGTTTTCTGTTATGGCTAACGCTATGATTGAGACTGATGTTACTAAGGCAGAGTTTGATAAGATTGTTTCTCTTGCTTACCCTGCCCCAGAAAAAGATGCCAAAGGTTCGTTCAAGAAGCACAACGACAAGATTGACCTTATCAACGACATTTATGTTGGGCAATACAACAACACAATTACTGGAACGGCTTGGGGAACTCTCAACGCCCTGACAGAACGCCTTGACTGGTATCGCACCGCTCGTGGTGGCAACAACGAAAGTATCCTTGCTGGTGCTAGTGGACTTGACCCTGCTCTCAACGCAGAAAAGAACCGCTTGGCTCGTATCGTGGCAACCGTTCTCGTAGGAGCATAATCACTAACTGCTAGGCAACAGTCTAAACTGCCTCCCCTTGGGGGGATCTCCACAGACTTATTCACAGGCGGCGCGGCATCTGACATAATAAACAAACATTGATTATCTAATCATTACGAACTGATTACGAACTGTCCCGAATTTCCCCAGTTTGATGTCGGTGGTCAACGATATAATAGAGGTAACCCAAAAAGAAAGGTAGCCAAATGGCTCAGTTTTATGTAGAAAACCTTGTAAGGTTTGTCGGTACTGTTGAGGCAGACAGCCAAGCAGAAGCAGAAAATATCGGTTACTACTATGACAACCTTGAGTACGATAGTGTAGTTGAGGTTGAGGTAGAAGAGATTGAGGAGGACGAAGATGAGTAATCCATTTGTGAGTGAGTACTGTGTACCCAATGACGGTGACTACTGTATGTTCTGTGGAGAGGATATGAGTAATGAGTAAAGTTATTAGAGTTAGTCTTGCTATGGATTTCTACCCTGACGAAGACCTGATTGCTGATGGTATGAGTGAGGAAGAAATGATTGACTATTTCAAAGAGACGTTCCTTGACGATATTGCTGAGGGCATTATGAGAAACACTATCACAAATGATTCAGTAGATATGGAGATTATCAATGACAACTAAGGTAATAACGTATATCTATGACCACGCTAAGTACCCTGCCCAAATTAAATTTGCTGTGGTAGGCACAAACGAGTTTAGTATCCACGACTTTGACGAGGAGGCAGAGAATATGCTTGTCAATCTTTTCAATGAACACGCTAACCAATGGCACTTGAATACTGATTGGGAAGACGAGAGCCTTGCCGAGAACTATGACGAGAGTGGTGAGTTGAGCATATGACCAGCAGAGAAATGATGACTGATGCTATGTCAGAATCTAGGGAAGCAGCCAAGCAAGAAATCCTAGACAAGATTGAAGAACTCCAGGGTATGAGTTCTATGTCGTACCTCAGTAGTATAATAGCATTAGAGTTGGTAAAAACCTTTATCAAGTTTATGGACGAGGAGTAATGTGAAGAAAACATATCAAGTAGAATACAACGCTACCTATTGGGTAACAGCAGAGAGCGAAGAGCAAGCCATTGAGTTTGCTATTCTTTGTCACGAGGATATGCCTGACGGTGATTGGAATGCTTTCATTGACCCCTATGACAGCGATAACTTCAATACACTAGGAGAGAAATGATTAGTTGGGACGAATGGGAAGACACATATCTGCCAACTACCCCTGTGGCTTTAGAACTTGAGGATATCCCTGACACTACTTTGCCTTGCTATGTATGGACTATGGTAGACGGTGACGGACGGTATGCTAATCTTTGGAATGGCTACCGCCGATTCAATCGTCTTGGTTACTTCATTACCGAGAAGCCGTGGTCGGAAGATGTATTCGTATCTAATCAGAAAGAGTTCTAATGCAGCCATATATTTATGTGTGTGAAATGATTTGGTGTAAGGAACCTGCCACCAAACGAGATGTAGAAGACTGGAACTATCTATGCGAAGATCATTTCGTGTCGGTGGTCACAGGTATAATGTAAGAAGTGTGATACTTGACAAATACCGCTCCATACTGTAAAATAGATAGTAACCCCAAACAAAGGAAAACAACATGCACGTTTTGCAATACATCGCAGTAAAGGCTGATAGCCCTGAAGAAGCAATTGATAGTGTTCGAGAAAAACTCCAAGACATTCTTGGTAACGAATACGGTGGCGGTGCTTGGTATGACTGGTTCGTAACTGGTGGTGGACGATTCAATCAGGGTAATGACCCTTACACTGACGGAGCAATCAACATGATTGTTTCTTCTCACGATAGTGAAGCATTCGAATTGATACTGAAGGATTGTATTGAATCACGAATGTCAGAATTCCGTGAGTATGTTGAGTCTTGGAAAAAGAGCAACGTCAATCTTGATTCTTACTTTGAAGAGTATGACGGTGCTATGGACTACTCTAGCAAACTCTACTCTCTTGGCAAGATTATTGATATGGCTCAAGGTGAGTGGGACTTCAACTCATACTTCTACGACCTTGCCAACTGGTCAACTAATCCTGTCCATATGAATAAGGAACGCCTTGAGGTTGGCACTCTCTGGTATCTTGTTCCTGTTGACTTTCACTACTAAGAAAGGATTAGCAATGATTATAACAATGGAAGAAGCCGAAGAAAAGTTTGGTCTTGGCTATGAGATGATTCAGGATTGGGAAGATGTACGACACAATGCAGACGGACTTGTTTGGACTTACTTGGCTGGAGACGACTATAGTAGTATCTGTAGTGGTTACCACGCTGTCAATCGTTTGGGTTACTATGTTGGTACAATCCCTGTCCCAGATGGCGAAGACTATGAAGTTCCTGTCTCACGAGATGTAGAGTGTGAACTGTGTGCCTCTGCTAATGGCGAGGAAGATGAAACGTGTGGTAACTGTGCTGGAACTGGATATAGGACGGAGTGGTACTAATGCAAGGCTATAGAACTATTGACCTCAACATCTTCTACCGTGAGGATTGGAGTGAAGAGGCTGGCACTACGTGGTCTGACAAACTAACTATAGAACCATACATCTATGAGTCTGATGGTAACGGTACACGCAAGTATGAGACAGGGGTGCTCATTGAGTGTGACTTCTATGAGACTGCTTGGATTGCAGACCAATTCCCTATGGATGAATACGGCAGTGACTGGTGGGTGTTTGCAGAACAACTACAGAGTCCTACAAGACGCATTGCCAAAATTCTGAGGGGTATTGAAATCGATCAAATTCGTAAGGACCCCTCCATGGTTATAACAGACTCTAGTACAATGTAGTACTAGATAGGTAGACGTTGAATGGGGGTTCCGTCTACAAACTGGTGGGGACGCAGGTTTCTTATTTCCTTTCGGACTTGCGTTCCCACTACATTTTTGGTATAATGGATTGAGGAGAGAAATGCGAAAAGTAATAACAGATAGCGAACGAGTTGCCAAAACAATGGCAAATCTTGTTTCAGACCTACGACTGGATTTGGAATTGGTAGCAATGTATCTTTATCAAATCAGTCCTAATGTAACCGTAAATCGCATTCTGCTAATGGCAGATTTGCTAAAAGATGAGAAAGAGAACAAGCACAATGACTACGACTACCTTTGAGAACAAGTGTCTTATCCTATCCGACCTTTGGCTCAACTATCGTAATAACGAAGACTTCATTGACTTTATCGAATACAACGATATGGGATTGCCGTTGGCTTATGCCTTGTCCGAGGGAATTGTCAATGGAACAGAGATGTCTACCAAGTTCATTGACGAGACATTCGACTTGTTGCTTAGTGGTCTTGGTGTTGATGACGAAGAATGGCAATCATTAGATGACTTGCTTATGGCTACTGGAGATACTCCGCTAGAGTCAGAGTAATCTATCCACAAGGGGATGGCTCTATCAACAGAGTTATCCCCAGGTGGCTGCGCAAAATGTTATAACATACTAACAAACATCCTTTACAAACATGTATTACGAACTCCCAAATATTTTTCTCAAATTCTACAGACATTACGAGGCATCTCAAAAAATCCCAGAAAGTTTGGAGGGTATCAGACAATACAGTGTTTCCCCTATAGGTAATACATATACTAAAAGTATTACGATCTTCTATTTGATACCCTCGAAATGTGGACATGTCTAATAGGATGGTTTGGTATAGATATTTGGGGCAGCTAAGTATAACCATTATCCCCTATATAAGAATAATAAAAGACATTACGAACCCTTGATTATTTTTCCCAGATTGTTGCACATTTTGTACATTTTCTGATATAAAATAGGATGTTTTGACATATTTGTATACTATATATAGGGATTTTTGTGCATAAATATACTACATATAGGGGTTGACAAATGGGGGTAGATGTGGTACAAGGCTGGATTTGGGTGTTTGGGGACACAAGATGTAGTGTTTGGACATTACGATCCATACTATATATAGTTCAGTACATCAAACACCTTATCAACATCTCTATTACAGTCAGATAATATCCATATCAGTAAGATGATTGTGGATAAAACTGTGCATAACTATGCTCTGATAAGCTCTAAAATGGGCTGTATCGAGCTATCAGGTATGCTGGGAAACAAGTCTATAGTCTCAAAACCACATAGACTTATGTGTTTGTATAGGTACTATGTCTGTATTGTTATATAGGTAATAAGAGCTATCAAGTTCGATACCGCCAAAAATTCTATACTTGATATCATCCCACTCATCACCTAAGATAGAGAAGTACATAGTGTTTCTCCAGGTCCCATCATTTCTTAGTTTGTTATGACGCTTTGTTCCTTCATAGGTAGCACCAAGACGGAGTATCGCTTTCTGAGACTTCTCATTAAATGCATCTGTCTTGAAACTTACTCTCTCACATCCCAGTGTTTCAAATGCGTACTTTAACATAATGTATTTACTATGGGTGTTAACATGAGTCTTCCATACAGATTCAGAATAGAATGTACCGCCAATTTCTGCTGACCGATCTTGCTTAGAATAATCAACATAGGATGTTGTGCCAACAATAGCATTGGTATCCTTATTTATCACCGCAAAGGATGTATGCTTTTTGAGCTGCTTTACGATTGCAGCATAGTCAAGAACTGACTGTGGTGTGTCCCATAAAAGATTACGAAACACATTATCATTTGTCCCGACATTGAAGTATAGATCCAAAGCATGTTTCTTCTTCAATGGGACTAGTCTAACTAGGGAGGTTTCCATAGTATTAGTATATAGCAAAAGATTATTATTGGTGAATTAAATTAAGTTCTTCAATAGGTAATAAATCTTTTGCATCCATGACGTATCGTTCGCCATAGCCGTAGTCTTTTCTATAGTGGTTTGCTTTGAAGGTTGCCTTGTCAACGTACCCCACAATAATAAAGTGAGGATCTTCTTCTGATTTAGTTTTGTCTGCTCCAACATACTGCACAAGGATTGCAATGTCAGACTTGAACTGCCATAGGTGATTAAAGATAAGACTTTTAAGCTGACTGGTCTTTACTTGGATTGTAGTTTCGTTTATTTCCATGTCAGACCCATTGTCTCCACCAATCAATACGGTTGTGTCAACAGGAAAACCTAATACCTGTCCAATTGCTTGTTCACCAAGATGCCCAATGATGTTGATGCCTTCCGATGTGTTGTTACGATCAAACATCTTGTCTTCAACATTGTGCTTTTGCTTTGCTTCTCGCATAGCCTTTACGAACTCTAGTGTTTCTTTCACACGTTCTTTAGATACTACTACTTCAATCATTGTTTCTCCTTATGTTAATGGGGGATACCATTTCTGATACCCCCCACTTTTTGATCTATCTAATTAGAGAACGTCTACTTCACCATCGGCAACGTCACTGCTGTAGTCCTGGAAGAACTTAGCAGTACGAGCTACACGAAGTTGGAAGTCTTCAGTACCGTGAAGATCTGCATCCCAACGGTATTCGATTTCAAACTCTCCATCAGCATCAGTAGTGTCACTGTCTACAAGGACCATCTTAGTTCCAGCAAGGTTAGAAACCCAAAGCTGAACCTTTACACCTCCACGAAGACGGTCTGATGTAGCGTTGGTACGAACGTCACCAACAAACTGAACATCATAGTCATTTTGACCAGCATGTACTTCTGCTGATTCATCCCACGCAAAGGTGTCAATGTAAACATTGTCTCCAACAAGAATGTCCTTGGTTGCATCTGTTCCACCACCAAGGTTCTTGCAGTTAGCACCAACTTCTACGATGGCACTCTCGATCTGGTAGAAACCAGCGAGTGAAGGAGTAAACGAAACCCTTGCGGTTTCAACTCCAGGGAACTTCGTAATTGCCTTAGCAACACGAGTCTTAACAGCGATGTCGTCAGGAGCAGCTACTGCTTCGTTATCAGCAGTTGCTGTTTCATCAAACAACTTGGACTGCACATCACAGTTGGGTTTTGCTCCAACAATAGTGGCAGTTGCTGCACCAGCAGCATGTGTATAAGGAGCACGAATCGTAAGATCGTGGCTCCATGCAAGTGCTGTAGTAGCGGTAAGTGCAACAGATGCGACTCCCACTAATGTAGCAATTGTATATTTATTCATTGTGCTTCTTTCTGTTGTTTCGTTACTACGTTCATAGTAACTATTTAAACGGAGGTGATGGGGATAGATTTCCCTACCCCCACCTTTACGTCTACCTCCGAATTAAAATGGCATCGCATCCCACGAGCCAGGGTTCTTAGGTTCTTCGGCAGATTGAGCAACAGCTCGTGCCAAGAGTTCCTGTAGTTCGATAACTTCAGACAATGAGAGATCGTGCTGTACGTTTCCGTGCTGTCCTTGCACATAGAGCGTAATCATTCGATCCTGTGTTCCGTTTGTCTTCCATCCACGTGCATCAAATGCATCATATGTTTTCTTAACTGTCAATGTGTCTCCTTTGTTGTGTTATATCTATTATATCAAATGTTCGCTTGTTTGTCAAGCGTGGGTTCTCTATACCGCCGAACTTTTCCGCCGAATTTATTTGCCCATAATTAGAGCAATAAGATTCTTAGGATTATCTTTTACTGTTGTGTTTTCAAACTTATAATCTTTAACCAGCTCTAAAATGCGTTGGCGTTCTGCCATTGCTCCAGCATCAAACCAAGCCCATCGTTTATTGCTTTTCATTTGTTCTCTTTATTCACTAAGTGGGTGAGTCGTTCAACCCAGTATTCTGGAACCCCATTAGGCTCAAGTAATGCAATGATGCGTTCACGCTCCTGACTACGAACATAGTCTGCGTAGGCATCGATTTGATCTACATCGTCTTCAGAAAAGAAACTATTAAGCACAAGCATGTTGTGTTCAAACTTAATCATTACTTGTCGTCCAAGATAAGTTTAATTACATCATCATGTGTCATTACTTCAGCATATTCAGAGTCACGCAGTTTTGTAAGTAGACCAACGATTCGTTCACGCTCTCCCGAAACACCGTTTTTAAATCCTTCAATGAATTCTGTCATTATGTTTGTCTCCTAAATATATGTTGTACTACTATTATACAGGTAAGGCTAGTCTAAGTCAAGTGATAGTTCTAAAAAGAATACTTGCATAACTTCGTCACTTATTCTACCCTGCCGATGTAATGAAGTTACCATTTTGAGCATTTTAATTTGTTCCATTAATCGCCCTTCTTCAATTGAGCACTCTACAATTCTGTTATACATTTCTTCAAGCTTATCGTTATTCATAACACTCCTCGTGTGCATCCCAAAAATCTTCTATTTGTTCTGGATGAATCATATTTGTACATGACGTTCCACAGACACAACTTAAATGATTATTTACCTGAATCATTAATTCTCATCGTTAGCACCACGGTTCATTCCAGAAATATACCCTTCCTGAAATGCAAGAACCTCTGCCTGACTTGGCATACGATCAATCTTTAAAATCCATTCTGCCATATCTTGTTTTGCTTTACGAAGAAGGGTGTTAAACATTTTTTTATTATCTCTGCGTTCTTTTCTATCCACTATACTTGGCTCCAGTATCTCATGTTATATGTATAACCACCCAGACAAAGCATCCAGCCATTAGCAATGCCAACTGGCTCTACCTCTACAACTTCTTTTGTTTCATAATGCATAAGTTTAATCATTTAATCTACCTGATTCTTTTATAATAATAATTTTTTTATTCTCTCCATAAGTAGTTCCGTCTGGGGAACCAAAATGTACAATTGTCTTAGCCATTACATGCCTTCAATTTCTACAATAAGATTTTCAAAAAGGCTAACCAGCTCTTTATTATTATTAGCATATGCTTCTGTAATCTTACGCTCAAGGAGTGCTACAACTTTTTCTCCCTGTCGCATTTCTCCCTCGTGAATTACAGCATTAACAATTTCACGATCTCGATTTTTAAATTCACTCATAGGTATTTCCTTATAGTTTGTCATTAGAATTCACTCTTTCTTATAGAACCAATAATTGCAGTACAAGCAGCAACAGCACCACTAAGATACGCTCCAGTGTCTGGATGCCCTTGGTCATAAGCAGCCTGAGCCTCAAAGATACCGTTTTCCATTCGACTCTCTACAAGATCTACTAAACGGCTCTTCATTTTTTGAGCACCACGCTTCATCATTAGCTCGTCTCTACGCTTAAGGTTACGAGGTGTGGGTATGAATATTTTTCTCATACCCCTATTATCTCACGACTCGTTAAGTTTGTCAAGTACTAGGGCAATAAGGTTATCGCCTGTAATGTAATGCTGTTCACCATCTACATCAATGCGATAGGTGCGGTCTGGGTATATTGGATATTCAAAGTTCATATATTAACTATACACCATACAGGTTTAAGATTCTTCTCTATCGTTTGTTCTTATCTTGTGACAGTTAGAACAAACAACGTCACACTTTCTTATTTCTTTCCAAGCCATATCTATTCCGTACTTCTTTAGTACTCTATAGACGTTATCAAGCTTACGATACCCTGGCTTGTGGTCAAACTCAAGGATAAAATGAGGGTATTTGTAACCGCAGTCAGTGCAACCCTTGTCCTCTTTGTAGGCTCTAAGGACCGCCAGATGCTCTGACACGCTCATTATAACCATTATACCAGTTAATGATATAATAGAATAAAGATTGGATTAACAATGGATTACGTTTATGTTTGCCGTCCTGGAGACAATGAAGAGTTAAGATACTCAATTAGATCTACCGTGAAAAATTTACCAGAAGGTCGTATCTGGGTAGTCGGTGGCAAGCCAGACTGGTATACAGGAGATTATATTTATGTACAACAAACTGGGATAGGACATCCTAACGTCTGGAAACAGTTAGATGTTATCTGTGCAACAGAGGATATAAGTGATGACTTTGTTTTAATGAATGATGACTTCTTTACGGTAAAGAAATTAGATAAGGTTGAATACTTTTACTCTGGAACAATCCAAGAAGTTCTTGCATCTTATTCAGACGCAGGACAAACCAACTATGGGTATCAAAGACTATTCAATAAGACACAAAACTATTTAAATAGAATGGGTATTGGAAATACTTTAGATTACGAACTACATGTTCCTATGCCTATGAACAAGGCAAAGCTTCTTGAAGTATTAAATCATAAAACACTGCATAGATCAACATATGGAAATGTTTATAATGTAGGTGGCACAAAGACTTACGATGTGAAAGTATATAGTAATACAGAATTAAAAGGTAAGTTCCACGATCTTATTAAAGAAGACCTAAACTATATATCTAGTCACGACTCAAACTTTGACTTTATACTTGATTTTATCTTAAAGGATATGTTTCCAGATCCTTCGCAATACGAGAACCCCTGACTGGAATCGAACCAGCGACACGCAGGGTAGAAACCTGCTGCTCTTCCTCTGAGCTACAGGGGCATTGTACTCTGGGTGGGGATTGAACCCACCTGGACCAACTACCCTTTCAACACGTTATAAGCGTGAGGGGATACCAGAGCAGTTAACCTAGAGCTGTATAGACTTGGCAAACACTACTCTAGAAGCCATCTTGGAGGCACTAATAATAGCGATAGGAGCAGCAATACTTAGAATAATACCTGCCCACATTTGTGGATTAGTCCATTCATACTGCCAGAAGTCAAGGGTATGGAATCCATTAGCAGCAACTGCAATAGAGCCAAACATAAACATACCCCAGAATGCACCACCTGTTCGTTCAGGATTTCCATTTTCATCAATTCTAGATCGAAGGACAAGATAAGCCATAAGGAATAGCACATACATCAACTCCACAAAGAAAAAGAATAGTGTTGCCATCCAAGGTGCTGCTAGTCCTACATACTCCGCTACTGCAGTGATTCCATTAAAGGACACTATCGCCGAAGTTCCGAAAGCAATTACAACACCAATAATCCAGGTCCAAAGAACTATTCCTTGGTCAATCTGTACTTTTGGAGCACGTTTTGCTTCTTGCTTTGCATACAATGCATTCTTTGCTCGTTCAGCTTTCTTTTGTACAGATAGCTGTCGGCTAATTCTTTTACGTTTTACTGTTACCACTTTATCTTCTCCTTTTGGTGGTGCTACTGGTGTTTCACCAATAACAACCATCTCTGTATTTTCTTCTATAGGAATAGTTTCCCCAAAATATGCACGAGGATAACTGTTTGCATCTTCTTGTTCCATAATATCATTATACCCCATCAATAGCCTTCCTCGTGAGTTACTCCGTGCTTCTCGTCAATGTACTTGTGTACCTTGCGGAATGCAATAAATCGTCCAAGCAAAAAGGCAATGCCAAACCAAACAGTATTCCAGAACATTTCTGCAATAACGTGTTCGAGTCCAAACATTACCTCTAGCAGTTCATCTGTATGCATTGTCTCTCCTAATGCGTTAGTTGTTATACTTATATTTTACAGCAACTGAGAACAATTGTCAAGTCTAGGAAGCTCTGAGAGTGTTCATTCTGTGTGAAACAATTGTGTCTGTTGGCTTACCATCACGGTATAGAGTGATTACTGCAGCAGGATTATCTGGAGTACCGTTGATAGTTACGTCAGTTCCTGGAACATTGTAAGATCCATTACGAATAATTCTAGTAATCTTGCCTGTTGCTTTACCGCCAGAAGAATTCCAGCTAACCATAGAGCCAACGCTAATTGCTTTAAATAGATCTACTGGCTTAGACTTTGTATAGTCTTTACCAAAATTAGCAAACAAAGCCTTGTCCCTCATACGCTCGGCAATGCCACGTGACCAGGAGAATCCTGCATCTCCACCCCAAGCGTCCCACATAATGCGACCATTGCTAGGGTTAGCAGTGTTGTTAAAATCTTTGCCCTTCTTGTCTACTTCGTGACGTGAGAAGAAAGAGTACATACGCTTGACAGTATTAAGAGACATTGCTCGCCCAGCTACAATATCGGTTGCTCTTCCCCATCCGACTGGTGTTCCTGCACCTGTAGCCTTACCGTCAGCTTTCCATTGAAGAGCACGACGAGCAGCAGATTTCATTCCTGCTGTTGGAGAATATGTCTCAGCCTTAGCCATCATATCTATTTGGTAATCATTTTCTTCGTCTTGCATACTATGTCCTTGTAAATCATCTAGGCGTGTGGCATCTTGATACATCATTCCAATGCTATAAGCAGTTGCTTCCCACATTCCGTCTTCACCTTCTTCATAAACTCTTACGGACATTGCTGGGTTCTCTGGTGGCATAGACTCAAGTGCGTATGCTGTTCCAGGCTCTCCAAGAGTTCCGCCTTCTAGCATAATGTGTTCTACTCTTCCGTGAGCCATTCCTTCTACAGTCATTCCCATTACGTAGTCGCCTTCTTTTATGTGACCATCTTTGTACATATCTTTAAGACGTTTCATACGTTCTTTTTCTTCATCGTCCATATCAGAGTGATATGCCTTTGGGTCAATATTACCCTCCGACTGGTTGATGGCATAAATTTGATTAGCAGCTTCTTCAGCTGTCTTGTGGCAACCCATTACTGTTCCGTCGTCTTTAACGGCTGGGTAACCTGAGCAACCGTAAGACCCTTTTTCTCCAACGCTATATGGCATATAAATATTATAACACAGATAGTTGTAATATCTATATCTACATCATATTTTTTATATAGTCTAAAAGCACAATAGTTGGTTTCCATCCAAGAATATTTCTAGCCTTAGAGTTATCGGCTAGGGTTTCCGTGCTTTCTCCAGGTCTAGACTCTATATAAATAGATCGATGTTTATACGCTTCTGCTATTTCGTTGATTGAATAGTTTATTCCAGTTCCTATGTTAAAAATTGTTCCAAAATAATCTTTTGGAATATCTGCAGATGCAGCTAAAATATTTGCATCTACAACATCTGATATATTTGTAAAATCTCTTTTTTGTTTTCCGTTACCTGTGATCGTGAGTGGCTGATCTGCTGCTTTCTGTCTTTTAAAAATTCCAATAAGTGGTGCGTACATACCCTTCATTGGCTGTCTTGATCCATACACATTAAAATATCTAAGAGTAATTGTTTCAAGATTAAATAGTTGATAGTACATTGCACAAAGCTTTTCGCCACTGACCTTAGAAACTGAGTATGGAGTCAGACAGTCTTCAGCCTGTGTCTCTATGTTTGGAACCTTGTTTCTACCATATGCAGAAGATGTTGAAGAATATACTACACGCCTTACCCCTGCTTCCATAGAGCATTGTAAAACTGTGGCAGTCCCAACAGTATTTGTTTTTATTGCCCTTAGTGGATTGTGAATGCTTGGTTGAATCCTGGCTTCTGCTGCGAGATGTAGAACATAGTCTACCCCCTCAAATAGTGAACGAATCTTTTCATATTCGCATATGTCTAGTTTATAGTTTTTTGCAGACTTATTCCAATAAAAAGTTTCATTAGAATCAGAAGATTCATTGTCTATGGCTATAACTTCGTGTCCAAAACTAATCAGCCTATCCACTATATTGGAGCCAATAAATCCAGCTGCTCCAGTTACAAGGTATCTTGTCATATAACCATCTTATCATAATGTCCCCACATAGGATTCAACCTGCCTTGGCTCGGTCTTTATATTTTCAGGGTAACTAGTCCATCCTAAGAGCGATGCCTATGTGGAGACAATATAAGTATACTACTTAATATGGTAAAATAGAATTATAGAATAAGGAGTTATTTTGGCAAAAATTACCTTCCTGGGAAACTTCCAGGTAGATTTTAGCAGTGAAAGTCATCACGTAAAATCTTTAGAAGCATTGGGTCACACCGTAGTTAAGTTCCAAGAAGGACAAGGAACAAACATCGGCAAGGTTCTTCGTGAGGCAGTTACTTCAGACTTATTTGTTTGGGTTCATACACACGGATGGCGAACGCCTGGTCAAGAAAGAATAGATATTCTTCAGGAGCTTAGAGATTCTAATGTGCCAACTATGACCTATCACTTAGACCTGTGGCTTGGTCTTAAGCGTCAGCACGATCTTGAGAATGATCCCTTCTATAAAAACATTGGTCATTTCTTTGCTACAGATAAGCTAATGGCTGATTGGTTTAATGAAAAGACTAACGTTAAAGGTCACTTTCTTCCTGCAGGAGTGTTTGGTCCTGAGTGTTATGTTCATCCAGATTATGATGGTACATTCAACCATGATGTTATTTTTGTAGGTAGCAAGGGTTATCACCCAGAATATCCGTACCGCCCAGAGTTAATAAACTTCTTACGTGAAACATATGGTGAAAGATTTTTACACGTTGGCGGCGATGGCGATACAGGAACAATTCGTAAAGATGCATTAAATAGAATTTATGCTCGTAGCAAGATTGCTATTGGTGACACGCTAAACATTAATTTTAATTATCCATATTACTCTTCGGATAGACTGTTTGAATCTACTGGTCGTGGAGGCTTTACAATCTATCCAAATATAGTAGGGCTTGACGCTTTCTTTGAAGATAAAAAAGAAATAGTATTTTATGAACACGGCAACCTAGGTGATCTTAAAACAAAGATTGACTATTACCTTAAAAATGACGAAGAGCGTGAAAACATTCGTATGGCTGGATTTGAAAGAACAAAAAAAGATCATACTTATGTTAATAGATGGAAAACAATTATTAAGGAGCTTGGTCTGTGAAATATTTAGTTTCTATTCCATATACATCAAAAGAATACAAAGATGAATTTTTAAAAAAATCTAAGCTAGAAAACATACAGCTTATTGATAACACTATTGCAAATATAGGATTTCCTGCAAGTACAAACATTAATATGAAAAAATTTATTGAGCAGGATGCAGACTGGTTTATTGTTTGTGGGACATCAATAAGGTTTGGTGAATCTGGTGGGCTTGATTTTATTGAGGCATTGGAAAACTCTAATCATCTTGTTGTCGAAGCACAGGTAGTGTATGGCTGGCATTTAATTGCATTTCATAAAACAGTTATTGAGAAGGTTGGTTTCTGGGATGAAAACTTTGTTCCCTATGGCTATGATGATTTGGACTATAGCTTAAGAATTCAAAAAACTTTTAACACTTCAAATTTGATGGGTACAACACTTCCAAATGGATATGGCTTGTGGACAAAATGTTTAATTGATGTAGAAGATGCTGGTATGGGGCATAGCGTTAAGCTTGGCAAGGTTGACTTTAGACCAGAGCTAAATGAAGAAACTCGTGAATATTATAAAAGTAAATGGGGGCTTTATCCAGGAAGTGGCGAAGACATTACAAACACTTATCGAATTCCATTTAACAATCCAGACTTTGACTTAAAGTATTTTCCACCAAAAGATGGATATGTTTATTATGTCGGTTAAGTGTTACTCCATTACACCAAAAGGTAAAGGCTTCCCAGATGAAAAATGGGATTTTGGATTCTTGCAGGAAGCACTTACAAGAAATCACATTGAGGTTATACAGACAAGAGTATTACCAGAATTAGACAGGGCTTTTGTTGTTGCAGCTGGTTTTGAGTGGACTGGTCTTGAAGATGTCCTTAACAAGAACCTGTCTAAAATTAAAAGGGTCGTTCTGTTTATTACAGCAGATGAACTTGGTGCATTTAATGTTGACAAGATCTCCCATCCTAATGTAGAAATTTGGGTTCAATATCCATACCCTCGTCATCAAGCGTATAATAAATTACCTGTTGGATTTCCAAATCATAAAGATAATGTTATTCCAGATTATTCAGAAAAAACAACAGATGTTTACTTTGCTGGTCAGATAACGCATCCGCGTAGGGAACAACTTGCAAATGCTTTAAAAAGACTCTCGAGCACAGTGTATAGGCTTACAGAGGGCTTTACGCAGGGCGAAACATCAAAAAACTACTACAAGCTATTAGCCTCTTCTAGGTTTGCTCCTGCTCCTGCTGGCAACGCATCAATAGATTCATTTAGATTTTATGAGGGGCTAGAGATGTTGGCTCTGCCAATTGCTGATAATATTAGTAGTGTTGGTGAGGCATATGGATTCTGGGATATTTTATTTAAAGATATGCCAATTCAACAAATAAAAAATTGGAACAGACTTCGTTTAGTAATTCCAGAACTCCTAGAAGAATACCCAGCAAATATGCACAAAGCTGTTTCTTGGTGGATCAAACAAAAAAGAGATTTTGCATATAAGATAATGGAGCAAATAAATGAACATTAAAGATATCACAGTTGTTATACCTACATCTGTTATTCCAAGTCACCCAAGTACTGACATTATTGAAGAGACAATTAGTACTATTCGTGTACATCTTCCAGAAAATGAAATTATAATTCAGGTTGATGGTCTTAGGAACGAGAGATTAGACTGGAAAGAGAGATATGATGAATTTAAAAATAGACTCTTGTGGAAATCACTTCACGAGTGGACCAATGTTCTTCCTGTAATATTTGATGAGCATCTACATCAGACAGATATGATGCGAAAAACTATTGATTTAATTAAGACACCTACACTTCTTTATGTAGAGTGTGACACTCCACTAACTCCAGATCTACCTATTGATTGGCAAGCGTGTTTAGATATGATTGATTCTGATAAGGCTTTTACTATTAGATTTCATTTTGAGTCAGTAATACCAGAGCCACACCGTCACCTTATGTTTGACGTAGAAAATGGGTTTTTAAAAACATTGCAATGGAGTCAGCGACCACACCTTAGCCTTGTCTCTTATTATAGATCACATGTTCTTAAGAATGTTCCAAAAAAAACTTTTATTGAAGACACTTTTCACGGATATGTTCAAGACCGCAAATGGGAAAAAAGTAAACTTTGGATTTACTATCCTGATGAAGGAAATAATATTAAGAGATCATATCACTTAGATGGAAGGGCTGGAACACAAAAATTTACATCTGATGATCTTAGTTGGGGATATACAGAATGAAATTAGGAATAATTGTAAGAGCAGACAATACTGGTCTTGGCAATCAGACATATGAGCTAACACAAATGTTAAATCCATACAAGATTATGATTATTGATTTTACATCTTATAACGGTAATCAACAACACTTTGAGTGGTATGCAGAACGTGACTATACTATCTGTAAAGGTTTTCCGACGGATGAAGAAATGAATATTTTTTTAGAAGAGATTGATGTTTTGTTAAGCTGTGAGACATTCTATAATGACAATACTCCCACACTTGCAAGAAAAAAAGAAGTAAAGACATATCTTCAGTATAACTATGAATTGTTTGGAAATTTAAAAGGAAACAAAAAACCTGTTGCAGATTTTCTTATATCTCCAAGTCCCTGGATGATTGAAAAAGTATATAATAGATTTTATAATTATGCAAAAGTTCTACACCTTCCACCACCTACAAGACCAGAACTATTTGAAGGGGCATTAGAAATAAATAAGTCTAAAGATCACAAGCGTATGCTACACATTGCTGGTAAGGCTGCCGCAAATGATCGTAATGGAACAGAGAGTGTTCTTGAAATGATGAGGCACTCTAAAGCAGATTTTGAATTAGTCATAAAGAGTCAAACACCAATTAGTTCTAAAGGATTAGACTCACGCATCACTATTGAAATTGATAATGTAAAACATAGACAAGATATGTATACTGGCTTTGACGGTATGATCTTGCCTAGAAGATATGCTGGTTTGTGCTTGCCTATGAATGAAGCCTTGCTTAGTGGTCTACCAGTTTTTATGACAGATGTTTCTCCAAACAATCTTATTCTTCCAAAAGAATGGTTGACTGTTTCTGAAGAACTTGGAGTAATGAGACTGGCTACTCCTGTAATTTGTTATGATGTTAATGCACAAAAGCTTGCAGAAAAAATTGATGCCTATGTAAAGTTAGATGATAAAACATCTGTTAAGCAACAAGCATTCAATATTGGATATCAAGCATTTGCTCCAGATAGATTAAAGTCTAAATACTTAAATATTTTAGGACAATAAAAAGTGGGCTACCGAAATAGCCCACCTTCTAGTGCTAGATTAGTTCTCTTCAGTCTTAACTGCAGCAGCAACGTCTTCGGCTGATGGCATACGACCAAATGCTGGATCCTTTGGGTTGACATAGCGAATAATTACTGGAAGCAAAGCAGCCCAAAGTGCGTTAGCGAGCTGTGTTGGTTCTGTGACTCCTGCGGCATAAAGTGCTAGACCAGCAGCCAAGAGGCTACGTCCATATGACGAAAGTAGTTCTACCAATTGCTTTGTATTCATTTTTATTTCTCCTTGTTGTTTTCTTCAGGTAACAGTTTTTGTAGTTCACGATACGCAGCCAGAATATCTTCTAGCCCTTCTGTATGTGGACTTGCCGTTACCCTGCCATATTTGTCGAAGTATTCAAGTCGTGGACCTGCTTGTTCGACAAAACTATTTAAACCACTCTGAGCAGTTTCAATATATTCAAATGCCCAATCTCGTGATTCTGATAGAAATTTTACAAATCCTTCAGTTTGCTCAATATCTTTTTCAGTAGATCTATGTTCTATTTTTGTTAACAATGTTCTATTGTCAAGCATTACCTGTAGTAATTCATTTACTAAGTTTTTTGTAAAAAGCTTTTCTCTAATAAGCAGCCCAGTTAGTACTATGATTACTACTGAAAATACTCCAATTGTAATTGCTTCAATCACTGTGGCACTGCCTTTCGTGTTAGTTGTACTATTGCACCGTTGTCTTCTAGTGCAGATTTTACCCTTACCATATATTCTACAGCAATACGCTTGTCTCTGTCAAGTAGTTTCATAAAGTTAATTTCATCTGCTACCAGCTCAATCCAGGTAATGCCTTCAGTATTATGCTCAACGATATCTAGACCAAATCCTTTTGGTGCAGTAATTGAGTGAACAGCACGTTTCATTGCATCAGTGTACATTCGAATCCTCCTTCCAGTGCAAATATGATCTAATATATACTACTGCATATGCTACAGCAGAAACAATAAAGCCATATTGCTCAGTAATTATTGCGTAAGCAATCCAAATTATTTCATTAAACAATAGGATTAGCCAACCCCAAATAGTTTTTCTGCCAACAAAATAAATTCCTGATACGCCAATTGCCGCAAGTACCCAAGACCATAGTTCCATAATTATCTATCCGTTACTAAAGATTGCCAGGTTTCAGCCCAATCAGCCTTTGACCTGTGTTTATTGAATTCTCGTGAGATCTTTCCGTTTTCAAGATATACCCCACCCCAGACTCCCCAAGCTTTTTGAGAAACTCCAGTAGCAAAACATAGTCTTGCAACAGGACACCCTGCACAAAGATTGTCTATTCCCACTCTGAGGTCAAGATCTTCTTCATATTTGTCGAAGAATAGGTTTGTGTCGTAACCTTCGCATCGTGCTTGTTTTTTCCACTCTTCACTTTGCATCATTCCCCACAAACTTATTGGGAATATCCCAACCATCATATCTAAGATTGTAGTGTTTCTGAATGAACCACTCGTTATTACGGAACATGCCGTTCGGCTTTGTCCATCCAGTTGGTGATGGCGTAATTTCTTTTACATTCCAACCATCCCAAAAAAGAGACTTATTGTTTTCTACAATGGTCTCCATTTCTTCTAGAGAGTTAATCTTCATTATCTTCTCCTATTGTGTATATTACTTTTTTGATTTCTGCCGCATCAATTACTGACTGGCATCGAATACAAGGCTTGCTATCTCTATCTATGCCATTGCTATTTATTCTGGCTACATAGATAACCGCACCCTTGACATTCCAGTTTGCATCTCTGATTGCATCAACTTCTGCGTGAACAGAACAGTGCGTTTTGATGTGCTCAGGTGAAACATAATAAGGATTATTACGATTCTTATTATAGCCTGTACCAATTACTCGTCCAGACTTTACTACTACCGCTCCGTGCATTCTACGAGACTTCGACTTCGAAGCAAAGTATCGTGCAACAGATAGGTAAGCTTTTTCTCTGTTACTCAGGTCATACTCCATTAGTATCTAAAGATCCCAACTTCAATATCTTTATCCTCTGCCTCACGCACAAGATCAGAGGTTGATTCTTTTGGCTTACTAAAAAATGCAAAGTAGTCTAGAGTATGCATAGAATCCTTTAGTACCTTTGGTGGTAACTTGAATACTCTTGTACGAATACCCTGAGATTTTAGACTACGTTCTGTTATGTTGATAAACTCCATTGCAAACGCATTGGTTGTAGAAGGTCCAGCAGAATAAATAAAGAACTCTTCGTCGCCCTCTTTGATTTCTGACAGAGCCACACGCATTGCACGTAGAAATACGTTATAGTCGCCAAAGGCTTTAGTCCCTTGAATACCAATCTTCATCTTACAATCCTTCTTTTAGTTTTTCAACAATAAATATCATCTTCTTTAATTGTACCTTATCCATAGTCATTGTGTCAACCTGTCTGGCTGTTTCTTTTTCAACTTCTCCGTCTATAACATCTGCTGTAAAAACAGTATTATTAGTAATCCAATAAGCCTGACTGTCTACTATAAGTATGCGAATACTTCTGCTGTCGAAATGTTTTGTTGATTGACTTTTTGCTGGTGGAAATGATTGATCTTGCATAAAGGTTTGCTTAATTAATTCGTTAGTACGACTCTGAGTGTTAATAATTTTTAATGACCTGATTGGAACGCTATTCTTTTGCAACCATCTATATGTAAAAAACATAGTGGCTGCAGTAATTATTGAACCTAGAGAATATTCTAACATAGCACCTAATTAATTATACTACGACTGTTCTACAATTGATCGAATTACTGCAAAAAGATTTAGTCGTGCGGATTCAGATAGTCTATCAATTGCTTCGGAATCAGATGCCTTGTCTGTTAAGGTTATCAGAGGGTTAGCTGCAGTAACATCCATAGAAATAAATCCGTTCTCCCAAAGAAAAATAATCTCTTTATACATCATGTGGATAACATTGTTATAAACTTCTGGATCAATGTCTTTTAGTTTGTCCGTAAACTTATACAAGAATTCACCAGAATCAGAAAGACTTGCAACCTCTATTCCGCCTTCAAGAATTAACTCGTCAAGCCTAGTAATATTTTCTTCCATTAGTCATCAGCCTTAAGTCGATTCTGAATAAGTTGTTCACGTTCGTCAATAATTTCAAAGGCAAAATCTTCAAGCTTTATTTTATCTGCTTTGTTGTAGTGGTGTCCACATAAAAACAACTCTCCTACAACGCCCTTGACGTGCACATACGCCTGTGATGGGCAAGCATCGCATCGATCATTTGCAGTGAGTGTCCACTGTTTGGTTTCTAATTCTATCAATGTGTCTCCTATTTATCAGTGGAATAAAATCCGCTACCTTTAAAAGCAACTCCTACATTAGAGTATACCCTAGTTAGTACAGAATTGCAAGTGCTACACGAATACCCACCAGTGGGTTCATTTTCACTGATGGGTCTCGTGATAACTTTTTCTAGACCGCACTTAGAACAAGTGTAATCATATAAAGCCATTTAACTTCCTTACTTGCTTACTTATGGTTTCTTAACTACTGGCTTAACTGGTGCAGTTAAACTTGCTTCTGCAGTTGTTGCTCCATCTTCGTCGTGAGTTGGTGTAGGAAGTACTGGGTCTTCTGGCTTTGCTTCTACTGAAGCGGTAGCAATAGACTTTTCCCACTCAATAAGACGTGTAAAGAATTGGACAGGCTCAATGTATCCAGCACCAGTAGCATTCCAGGTGTGGACTTTGCCTTTGTGTAGTTCCCAGTGAAGGTGCTTACCAGTTGACATACCAGTAGAACCCATCTTACCGATAGGGTGTCCAGCTTCAACTTTTTGCCCCATCTTAACCTTGACACTACCATCAGCCATGTGAGCATAGAGTGTTGTGTACCACTCACCCTTAATCTTGTGTAGAATGGTTACAGAGTTTCCAAATCCAGCTGGGTTGTTGCCAATCCCAATTACTTTACCTGCGTATGGTGCTTCAATCCAACAGGGTTCCTCTGAAGCCCAGATATCTGTACCGTTGTGGTGTCTTTTGTCCTTGTGGACTGGGTGAATACGCCAACCCATATATGATGTTACCTTCCATTTTGTTCCTGGACGACCATCAATTGCATGTTGTGCTTTAGTCATATTTTTTATGACCTCCTTCTATACAAGTATATCATTTATTGTGTCCCCCCACAGATTCGAACTGTGGACCCACGGATTAAAAGTCCGTTGCTCTACCAACTGAGCTAAGGCGGCATACAATTTTTACTTTTAAACAAAGCGGTGTTGCTATAATCAACTATAGCGTATAAGCTCTAGCAAAATCAAGTGTGTTTTTTAGAATTTTATTTCTTTTTTTCTTTGTTTTTGTTCTTGTATTAATTTCTGCAACAATGTATCCATCAAACCCAATGTCTCTGAGATATTCTAAAGTTTCTTGTACTAACTGTGTTCCTTTTCCTGGTGCTAAATGTTCATCAAATATGTGGAACTTATCTTTTTGACTATGACCATCACAAAGATGAACATGCTTTATCTTGCTCCCCCAAGATCTTGCAAGATCTAACGAATTAACTCCTTGAGATGCTGAGTGTGAAAAGTCTAAAGTTATTGATCTTATTCCTGCAGCATTTGGGTCCCAAGATGGATAAAAGACATCGAACTCTTTGCCACCAAGATTCCATCCAAACATGTTTTCAACAGCAACAGTTATGCCATAGGTGTCTTCTACGGACTCCACAAGCCCTTTAAAGGTGTTTTTATAAACCACTTGCCACTTGTATGGAGGATGAACTACAATTGTTTTTGCCCCAAGATCATTAGCAAGCTCTGCTGTTCTTATTAATTTTTCTTTTGGGGTTCTTCCAAATACATTTGAGGTCATAATTAAAACTGGGGCATGTATAGACAAAACTGGATGATTGTATTTTTTAATTAATCTTTTTATTGTTGCAACATCTTGGGTATCCCTATCTTCTGTTACCATAATTTCGATTCCATCAAACCCAAGCTCAGAACTTAACTTAAAAGCCGATTCTAAACTTAGGGGATAAACGCTACTTGACCCTAGACCAATCTTCATATTAATACCATTATATCAGGTTGTTGTCCTAGTTAAGTTTTCTATAAATATATTTGCCACGTTTTCCCAAGTGTATTTTTTTACAGAGCTTGATACTTTTACACGATTTAGTCTGGAGGCTTTTACGATTGCCTTGTGTATATCATCTTCAGATTTTATTAAATATCCATTAACACTATTTTCAACAATTGTTTTTGGACCAGTAACATCATAAGCAACAACAGGTGTTCCACAAGCCATGCTTTCGATCATTACAATTCCAAACGTATCAAATAGACTTGGGAAAAAGAATACGTCTGCTGAAGCATACCAAGATCTTAGTTTACTATTTTCTACCTTACCAATAAACTTTACCTTTGGATATTTAGATCTTAGCTTTTCTAAATGTGGACCATCTCCAATTAAAACACATTCATATTTTTCATTTAGCGAAAGTTTGCAAAACTGTTTTAAGTTTTTTTCTTTGCTTACTCTGCTTACACATAAAACAATTGTTTTTTCAGATTTAGTTTTCTTTTCTGTAAAAAAGAATTTCTTTGTGTCTATTCCTCTAGACCAAAGAATAATCTTGTTTTTAAAATCTTTTTGCTGCAGGATGTCTTTCATATCTTTGTTTGTAACTAAAATTTTTTCACTTGACTCATGGAACCATCTCATTGTTTCCCATGTAATATCTTCTGGAACATAAAAAATATCTTTCATCATGTGTGGGAAATTTGTGTGAAAGCTGGTGTTGTATTTTTTATTTTTTATCTGACAATAATTTTTGCCAGCCAGACCAATTGGACCTTCAGTGACAATGTGAATATAGTCAGGATCATAATCATCGATCATTTTAAATATACTTATTGGTATAGCCAATGATATATCTTTGTAAAAAGAAAGAGTAACGCTTTTAAATAGTCCTGGATGTATTACATGTACATCATACTTTTTTTCAAGCTCTTTTACTAGATTTTTTAATGTCGTGACTACCCCATTTGTTTGAGGTGACCATGCATCTGTTAATATTAAAATTTTACCCATGATTAATTATAGCATTGCTCCCCCTCGTGGATTCGAACCACGAACCAATTCATTAACAGTGAAACGCTCTGCCGTTGAGCTAAGGAGGAATAGACAAACCCTCTTAAGTTATATGTTTATTATACATCAACCTAAGAGGGCTGTCAAGTACCTTATCGTGGGTCTGGTGTGTTTCCAGCAAATGCATCGTTGATTTCTTTCTTTGAAAGCTTTCCATCATTTAGGTAGCTACGAGAAAGGTCCTCAACAACATTTGCAACTCCCATTACACCTGCAAGAATTGCAGTCTGTAATGTGTCAATTCCGATGATTGCACCAGCACCAACTGTTGTTAATGCTGATACTAGGAATAATGCAACCATTCTTCCAATAATGCTCATTGTTGTTTCTTTATCCATATATATCACTCCTTTCCTTTATCTTTTGGATTGCGTAGTCTGAATGTTATTATCCAAACTGAGATAGTTATTAGGATTAGATACCCTGTTAACTCTCTGGCAGACCCTTCTAGTACTAGCCAAGCAATAGCCATACCAAGAAGTGTCCAAGATTGCTCAATTATATCCTTGAGTAAATCTGCAAAAAATTTCTTCATTTATATCCTCCTTAGTGATGCTGAGGTCATTGCTGACATTGTACTAATTTGTGCTATCTGCCCGACAATTACTGCCGCAACAATTGTTTTCTTTGCAGATTCACGTACTTTTGGACTTATGTCCGATCCTACGTTTCCTGCAAAGTTAATCAAATCTGTTAATCCTTGAGCAATATTACCAACAAGTGGAATTGCCAATAACTCTTCGTCAAGAACAATATCGTCTGCTTGTGCAACAAAGAATATTGCATCTAGTGCTTCTTCATATTCTGGAGAGCCTTGCTCAGATGTGTTTAAAGTTTCGTATGCTTCGCTCATAATTTGTACAATTTCTTGTGCTGTTAGATCTTGTGGAGACTCTGCTAAAAGTTCTTCTGTCGTTGGCTCTTCTATTACCTCTTCAGTTTCTGGGTCTACTTTATCTACTGGCTCAACAGGAACTTCTGGCTCTACTGGAGGATCTATTGGTGGTTCAGGGTCCACAGGAGGCTCTGTAGGCTCTTCAGTTGGCTCTACTGTTGGTTCTACCGTAGGCTCTACCGTAGGCTCTACAGTGGGTTCTACAGTGGGTTCTACAGTGGGTTCTACAGTGGGTTCTGTGGTAGGTTCTGGTGTTGGAGGAACAACTGGAGGCTCTTTTACCTGAGTAAATCCTGCTTCTTCTAGGGTAACAATATTTTTATTGTGTAAGCGAGCACCAGTTCTTAATTGAGCTTGTTGGCTCCAGTCAGTTCCATTCATTGTGTATGTTAATTCATAGGAGTCGTCTGTTTTTTTAATTGCTGTAACTATAATGTTTGTTGTGTCTGGTGTTTCTTGATTCCAGATTGGTCTAGCTGAAATAGATATTTGAAATCCTGCATCACTAACTGTAATTGTTAAGTGTTCGTCTGCTCTAGTCTGTGGGTATACAACCCAGTCCATTGACATAATTGATAATGATGGTGTCATTGGGTAGTCCCAATAAGTACCGTCGGGGGTTCCGAATGTTATTGTTGAGTTTGTGGTTGCATAAATCGTTGAGTATTCTACTCCGTCAAATACGACTGGTGTTGCTAGTGGAATTCTATAAGATGAATCATCTCCACCACAAGTATTAAATGTTGCTATCTCGCCAGATGCAGGGGTATAAATTTCGTGATTATACACGCACCCTTCAGCTCTTGCAGGTACGGCAAAGGCAACAACAATGTAAATTGTCATTAAAAATATAAGACTCAAATACGAGACTAATTTTTTGATTTCCCTTCACTCCTTTGTTAAGCCTGGGGAAGCTTAACTATCTAATTATACCATTTTATTGCAAAAGAAAAGGGCTACCAAAGTAGCCCAATCTCTTATGTAATAGGCTAGAACTGCCAGTCACTGTCTTCTGTTGCCTCGTGTTTACCAATCACGTAGGAAGAGCCTGAACCAGAAAAGAAGTCATGGTTCTCGTCTGAGTTTGGTGACAATGCTGAAAGAATAGCAGGGTTTACTGTGCAGGTTTCCTTTGGAAACAGTGGCTCAAACCCTAGATTCATTAGAGCCTTGTTGCCATTGTAACGAAGAAATGCCTTAACATCCTCTGTGAGACCCATTGGGTCATAGAGGTCTGCTGTGTACTTAGCCTCATTGCCATACATCTCCATAAGAAGTGTGTAAGCAAATGATCTAATCTCTTCCTGCTCAGTCTCTGACAACTTGTTAAATGCCTGTTGAAACTTGTATCCAATGTAGTATCCGTGAACAGCCTCATCACGGATGATGAGACGAATAAGGTCTGCAGTGTTGGTAAGCTTTCCACGGCTTGACCAATACATTGGAAGATAGAATCCACTGTAGAACAAGAACGACTCAAGAAGTGTTGAGGCAATCTTACGCTTTAGTGGGTCTTCTCCGTTGTATCGTTCTAAGACTATCTGAGCCTTCTTCTGGAGGTAAGGGTTGTCCTCACTCCACCTAAATGCCTCGTCAATGTCAACGGTTGATGCAAGTGTAGAAAATACGCTTGAGTATGACTTAGCGTGTACTGATTCCATAAAGGCAATGTTTGTTAGTACTGCTTCTTCGTGCTGAGTAGTTGCATCAGGGATTAGGCTAACTGCTCCAACTGTACCCTGGATTGTATCAAGCATAGTTAATCCAGTAAACACACGCATTGTTAGAATCTTTTCATCCTCGTGTAGCGTTGCCCACGATTGCACGTCATTTGAGAGTGGAACCTTTTCTGGTAGCCAGAAGTTTGCTGTCAGTCTGTTCCAAACATCAAGGTCTACTGGGTCTTCAATCTTGTTCCAGTTAATTGGTCTTGTTATCATATTTGCCTCCTAAAGCATACAACTTACACACTCTGATACGTCAGTTCCCTCAAGGGCAAGCTGTCGAATTCTGATGTAGTAAATTGTTTTGATTCCTTTACTAAAGGCATAAATCTGTGCCTTGTTGATATCACGTGTTGTAGCAGTATCCTTGAAGAATAGGGTTAGTGACAGCCCCTGGTCTACGTGCTGTGTGGCTGCAGCGTAGGTATCAATGATAGCCTCTGGTCCGATCTCATACGCATCAGCAAAGTATTCACGATTATCATTCGTAAGGAATGGTGCAGGGTAGTAAACACGACCAAGCTTTCCTTCCTTACGAATCTCAATCTGAGAAGCGATAGGATGAATTGACGATGTTGAGTTATTGATGTATGAAATTGATCCTGTTGGTGGTACTGCCTGAAGGTTTTGGTTGTAGATACCGTGCTTCTTGACAGACTTGGCAAGTGTTTCCCAGTCGTGCTGTGTAGGAATCTCAATCTTTGAATCTGTGAATAGCTTGGCAACCTTCTTAGTTGCTGGCTTCCATTCCTGTTCAATGTACTTGGTAAAGAACTCACCAGTTGCATACTTGGAACGCTCAAAGCCGTCGAATGGGCTACCAGTCTCTTTAGCAAGCTTGTTAGATGCCTTTAGAGCGTAGTACAGGACAGTGTAGAAATAGATATTGGTGAAGTCGATACCCTCTTCAGAGCCGTAGTGAATCTGCTCACGACCAAGATAGCCGTGTAGGTTCATCTGTCCTAGACCAATGGCACGAGATTTTTTGTTACCCTCAGCAATTGACATTACAGATTCGATGTAAGACATATCTGCAACTGCTGTCAACGCACGGATTGATGTTTCGATAGTCTTCTCAAAGTTCTGACCATCCATAACTGCGGCAATGTTTAGTGAACCAAGGTTGCACGAGATGTCTTTACCAATGCTATCGTAGCTCAGGTCTGCGTTGTATGTTGTTGGTGTGTTTACCTGAAGAATCTCCGAGCAAAGGTTTGACATATTGATACGACCATCGATTGGGTTGGCATCGTTTACTGTGTCTTCATAGACAATGTACGGATACCCTGACTCAAACTGAAGCTCTGCAATACGCTCAAACAAGACACGAGCCTTGATCTTGCTCTTACGAATTTCAGGATTGTCAACCATCTCTTTATACTTTTCAGTAACTGAGATATCGCTCATAGGCAATCCATAGATACGCTCAACGTCATATGGTGAAAAGAGGTACATATCTTCATTAGTCTTAGCAAGCTCTAGGGTAATGTTTGGAATAACAATACCAATACTAAGAGTCTTAATACGGATCTTCTCATCTGCGTTCTCACGCTTAGTGTCTAGGAAGTTAAGAATGTCTGGGTGGTGTGCGTTTAAATACACTGCCCCAGCCCCCTGACGAGCACCTAGCTGGTTAGCATAAGAGAATGAGTCTTCCAAAAGCTTCATTACTGGAATGACTCCAGAGGACTGGTTCTCAATCTTTTTAATTGGAGCACCTGCCTCACGAAGGTTGGTTAAGTTTAATGCTACACCACCACCACGCTTTGACAGCTGGAGTGAGGAGTTAATTGCACGAGCAATCGATTCCATGTTATCCTCAATACGGAGTAGGAAGCAAGAAACAAACTCTCCCCTCTGTTTCTTAGCAGCATTGAGAAACGTTGGTGTAGCAGGTTGAAAGCGACCAGAGATTAGTTCATCAACTATATCCATCGCAAGTTTTTTGTTTCCATTGGCAAGCATAAGGGATGTAACGACTACACGATCTTCAAATCGTTCTAGGTAGCGTGAGCCATCAAATGTCTTGAGTGCATAAGAAGTGTAGAACTTGTATGCTCCAAGGAATGTTGGGAAGCGGAAACGCTTGGCGTATGCGTGTTGAAATGCTGACTTAATAAATCCAAAGTCGTATAAGTCTAGAACATCTTTGTCGTAGTATTCATGCTCAACTAGATAGTCTAGCTTCTCTTGAAGACTGTGAAAGAAGACAGTGTTTTGATTTACGTGGTCAAGGAAGTATGCTTTTGCAGCTTCCTTATCTTTATTGAACTGAATTTGACCATTCTCGTCATAGAGATTCAGCATTGCGTTTAACTCGTGGTAACTGTATGCGTTTGTCATACTAACATCGCCAACCTTTCCTTAATTGTTATTGTGTCTTCTTCTGTGCCGAATATCTCTACCCTGCCTAATATGGGGACACCTGTTTTAGCTGCAATCATCTCTGCAGCTTTGCAGTAGTCTTCCCCAAAGTTTGTGTTTCCTAGACCTACGACAGCAACCATCTTCTGCCTGTTCGACTCTACGTTTAGGAATGAACGAACCTGTCTTGGAATAGCTTGTTTGTCGCTCCCACCACCATATGTGGGAACAAATAGTACGTATCTGTCTGGTACTATAATTGGATTATTAGAATCTTTAATTGGAATTCTAATTGATTCTAGCCCTAACTTCTCTACAAATCTTTTGGTGTTGCCAGAATAGTTAGAAAAATAAACAATGCCTAAACTCACCTTATGCCCTTAAATTGTTTTAAATTGATCAAGATAGTCACGTACATCATTTGGTATAGAGTTATATTCTATCACGCCTTTAGCACTTTCCGCAAGTTGATTTTTGGGTTTTTGCTTAAACGTATGAATCTCTACCTGAAGGTTAAGGTCTTTTGGTGTGTGAGAAATTGCTCCAAAGACTGCACCACACACAGCATCTGCAAGGTCCTTAGATTTTTTACGAGGGTGGTCAACTCTATTGTTTCTCATAATCTTAAGCTCTGTTAATTCTTCAAATAAAAGGTCAATCGATGGCATAGCAAGACGCTCTTCATAAATAAGCATTGCCATATCTTCATAATGTTTCTTGGCAACAGAAACAGTCTCGGTTCTAATACCAACTTGTTTAAGTTCATTCTGAATATCAAAAGATTGCCAGCGGTCAAAGCTTACCATACCTAGATTAAATCCTAGACGACGAAGGTTCTGGATCCATTGCTTTACTTCTGATAGGTTTACAGGACCTTCTACCTTTGGTTCCCACCATGCTACAGCATCTACTACAACTACTGGTGCTACCTGCTGGTAATCTTTAATCACTTGAATATTTACCCACTTATCTACGTGAGCAATTGCTACAGCACACTTGTCATGGCGTTGGGCAAGGTCGGCGTGAACATAGTAAATCTTATCTGGGTCTGGAACAAATGTCTCGTCGAAGCGTCGGTTGGCATCTAATGGGTTACGAAGTGTCATTGAACTCTGTACCTTCTCAATTTGCTTAAAGAATGCATCTGAGCTATAGGTAGGGACACAGGCAAAACGCATCATAGCGTCTCCAAGGTCTGTATAGAATGCTAACTTAAAGTCGTCAACCTTGCGAGTTGGGTTTACTACCCACGTAGGTCTCTTGATTGCAAACATACCAGGATACTTATAGTTAATAATTACATCTTCTTCCCACGAAATTTCTAGGGTATTTCCATCTACATCTTCTGGAAGATCTGGATTCATAATAAACTTGTGAGTCTTTGTAATAATTTCCTTATCCATAATTACATCATCGTAACGCTGTGAAATAAAGTCACCAGGATAACGAGGGAACGAAAGCAGTGCAACCTTGCCTAAGTCTGGGAATCGAGAGTCTACAGAGGCACGGAACGCCTTGTAAATGTTGTCTGCGGTCTTGCCTTGGTCATTGCCAGTATTTGTTTCTTGTGCAAACCCAGAGATCTCGTCGAGTACGGCTAAGATAAGGTTAAGACCTTCGTGGGACTCTCGTTCTGAGTGACCAGAGTAAACAGTAATAGCACTATCAAATTCAATGCTATCTACCTTTGCATAAAATTTGCCAGCAAACCAAGGTGAGCGTTCAATCTTTGTTTTAAATCCTTTAAAGAAAACATTCTTTGCTTGTTGTGCGTTAATAGCAACGTTAATAATATCAATAGCATCGCCAGATGGCTTGCCAAAGTAGCGAGCTGGATCTTTAAGACAAAGAAGTTTATATACAATGTAGGCACAGGCTACTGTAGACACAAAGTCTTTACCGCTACCCTTGCCAAGCTGAAGAATAATTTCATTTTTAGTATACTTCTTGTAATAACGTGTACCCTCCTCTGTACCCATAATATCAATTAGGTCTTCAAGCTTGTAGACCTGGCTCATAGCTTCTACAATGTCATACTGAATTTGAGATAGCGGTGGTTGTCCAAGATATGCCTCACCCTCAACAAACGTCCTAGCATTGACAGGAGTTTCATCAAAGTTGCTATCTTTTAGAACCTCAAAGAAATCGTCAAACATCTCTGACAACGGTAATCACCTCTTGATTTTTAGAGATTTCAGATAGTCTACGCATAATCTTGTCACGAACTTCTGGATGCTCTGCAGCAATATCTTTTAAAATGTCTTTTAAGATATCCTGTCTACGTTCAATCTCTAGCATTTCATCTGCTAACTCTTTGTTTTCTAGAAGTCCTGCTTTTTGTAGCATATCAATACGCCTAGACTCAATATCAAGAACTAGCTTAATCCCTGCAGTTTTTGCACCAAGGTTAGCTATGGTAGTGGCATCGTCAATAACTTCATATGCCTTGCTGATTAGCTTATTATAGTGTGTATCTGCAACGACTAATGCTTCTTTTGCACGAGCACGGATTGCAGCATTGTCTGCAGCCATAAGCTTCCACTGGTTGATGTGAGCAACAACCTTTGTGCGTGGCATAGCAAGCTCTTTAGAAATTTGTGTAGGCTCAGAACCTTGAAGATACTTTTCTACAACCTTGTTTATTTCATCAAGGTGTTCTACAGTAAGGTCTTCAAACGACACTGGGTTTAGCCTTTCTTGGTCTACGCTTTGGGATACGCTTTACACGGTCAATAGAGAATGATCGATACGCACCTTGTCGTCCTCGCCACATTTCAAAACAGTCTACCCAAATTGCACCATTTACTGGGTTAGTTGTAACAGACTCAAACTTAAAGCGTGTTCCGTATTCTCCAGTAATCTTAATAAGCTCTCCATGCTCAATTGTAAAATTTTCATACTTCATTTCGTTTACACGAATAAATGGGTCATTTATCTTCACACTAGGGGAATCAGTTTTGCGTAATCTAGCCATTAGAATTTTCCTTCAAGTCTTTGAATTTCGTCTTGAATATAAAAGATAGCTTTTTCAAGATCTTGGATTGTTTTAGCTTGGTCTTTAAGTCCTGCTCTCCATAGGTACTTAAATGCATTGCCAACATTAAAATTACGGTGGCGTGTTATTTGAATACACTCAACGCCACTTGGGTCTTGTGTATAGTGTGGTGGATGATTAACTTGGTCTACCGTAATTTTAAGATTTTCGCTCATCGTTTACTCTTTCTTAATCCAAACTTTGCAAGGTATACATAAATTGTTTCAACACTTGTACCACACTCTTTTGCAATCTCTTCTGGAGTCTTGCGGTCAAGGTGGTAGCGTTTGCGAAGCCATGCCTCGCTTTGATACAGTTTAGCAGCCATAATTTTATTTGTCAACCTTTTCCCAATTGTGGATAGCCCAGTGACCAATTCCGATAGCGTCTGCCACATCGTTATCACTAATAGACTTATTATAATACGTGCTAACATAGCGTATTGTTTTTTGTTTTCTGATTTCACGTTCTTGCCCCTTATACCAAGATTCGGATTTGTTAGGATTCTCTTTGCGAAGTTCTTGTTTTTCTACCGCCGAGAGTTTTGTGTTACCAATAAATGATTGCCAGGTAATTGGATTAACTGATCCAGCAATCTTTATGCCATTAATTTGAGCTGACCCAAGCATAGCCCCTTGAACAAGTGCAAGGTCTGCAGCAGTCTTAGGACTATTAATAAATACAGTATGCTCAATAATAATAGAATTAATATTAAATTGTTTAAAAAAAGCCAAACACTTCTTTGCTGCATCTCCAACTTTTTCATATGTATTACGACCAGTAAAACTAATCTTGCCAAATCTAATTAAAGACTTGTCCTCAAAAATAGCAAAAGCTAGGCTGTTTGTGCTTGCATCAATTGAGCAAATTGTTTTTGGTTTTGGATTAATTAAGCTCAATTTTACCATCAGCTATCCCCTTTAATTCTTTTAATACTTTATTTACTTCTGAAGGATTGATGTCACATCCAGAGCAGATCGGCTCGTCATTATAAATTGAAAGAGTTGATCCACAATTTTTACATTTTCTATTTTTACGAGAAGGTTTTTGTAAACGATTTTTAGCATAACGTTCAGCTATTTTTTCTCTTGTTGCTTTTTCTCTACACTCAGCAGAGCAGTATATTTGATAAGATACATTTGGTTTAAACTGGTTATCACACCATTGACAATGCTTCATTGATTGGCTCCATAGACTTTATTTGTAGCGTCCCTGGACCAGCGATATCGCAAGTTGCCCTTACTGGACAAGTCTTGCAAATCTTTGAATTTGATCGGTAGTTCTTAGTAGGAAGAGTTTTATTCTCCCAAGCACTACGAACTTCTCTCATCCAATCAAACGTGTTGTCTACCCACCCTTTAAGATAATCGTTTAGTACTACTGGAAGTACAAGCAACTCGTGGTTATTCTTGTTCTCATAGATTAGTACTGCACGTTCTCTCCCCAGAATTTTCATATAGATAAGCAACTGTACAAGGTGACCAAGCTTTGGCTTCCCTGCTGCTTTTCGATATTCAAATCCTTCGTTTGGCATTGTTTTAATTTCGCCAAGCAAATCTTCTCCACCCCACTTGAGGATTACGTCACCGTAACCAAAAATAGGTGGGTCCTGACTTGTGATTTTAAACTCAGAGTCAACGAGAAGGTCTGGAACACTTGCCATAGCTGCTTGGATACGTTCGTGTGACTTTGTACCAGCAGTCATGTTTGCTCCACCATAGGCATCTGCATTGTCTGTGAATGTTGCACCCTCAAAAGCAATGTACCAGTAACGAGGACACTCTCCATGAGAGAATGCAATTGTGCTTGGTGCAAAGGTTTTTTTCTGCTGGTGTTTATCAACACGGTTAATGATGTATCCGTGCTGAATCTTTTTGATAAGCTCGTCAGTATCTAGGAATGATCGTTTCTTATCTGATGCACCCTTGAGCATAACCTGGTTTAATAAATTTTTAGTCATAGTATTTTTAACGAGTAATATACTTAAGTGCAGCAACAAGTTCATTAATTGAACTAGCGGCTGTGAAGTAAATATTCTTCTTGGCTCTGTCTCCCTTATCTACGTTAGCCATCCAAGTAGCCTTGAATGACATTTTAGCAGCAATGGCTTGCAAGCGAACAATCTCAATAGAGGCTACCTGTGCAGGAATCTCTGGCTTGAAAATAACCTTTGCAATAAACGTGAGGGCTTCGGTAAGCTCTTCATCGTTCATAAAATCAGCAATCTCAGTGAGACCGTTGACTCGTTCTAGTGTTGTCTTTGTTTCTTCCATTGTTTCCAATTTCTACTATCCTTCTATTATACACTACTCTTGTGATTCAGTCAATTGCTCTAGGATACCCAGCTCAATGACTGCTAGTCTTACTTTAGAATTACCCTCGCCAAGAACAATAATAATTGCTGGGTCTTTGTTACCACGTATTGCATCAGTTGTAGCCTTAGCCCAAACTTCCTTGTTAATAGTAAACGATTTCGACACTTCTTTAAAATCAACAACAAACTGTCCCCAAGTAGCATCACCTTTGGTCGTATTACGTCCAGAATTTTTATGTTGTTTTGCACCAATTCTTTTACTTTCGTTCTTCTCGCTCATAACTCCCCTTACTTTTTTTAGTGTTGAGGTTAACCTTGCTAAGATGTCCATCTGAACACAGCCAAGTTAATTCTTTTAATGTCCAGTACCATCTAACTGATAACACTTCTGTTTTACAGGTATGACAGTTAAACTTACCTTTATGAACATCATACTTAGCTGACATTTAGCTGGTCCTCAATGCTTTTACGAAAGTTGTCATTCTCTTTAACATAGTTAATAAACGCTTCTCTACCCTGAACCTTTTTGTCTTCTGATACGATGTACCATGCACCTGTACGAGATACAATACCTGCCATCTCAGCGGTGTCTACAAGGTCACCAACGCTGTCAATTCCTACCCCATCCCCACGGAAGTAAAAGTCGTATTCGCCGCTCTGGAAGCCTGGAGAGGTCTTAGAGAACTGTAACTCCCACTTGACCTTGCGACCAATCTTCTGTTCAATTAGTTTATCTCCTATTGGAATCTTTCCTTTAATAGCTTGATTGTCTGACTCAGAAGAAAACAACTTAATTACTGTAGACGAGTAGAACTTTGTAGCCTGTCCACCTGTAGGCTGTTGTTGTGTGTACATAGCAGAGATGTTATTGCGTGACTGCGAGATCAAAACAAACAGAGTTGGCTTGACCTTATTGTTAGCATAGTTAATCATCTTCCAAGCGTTACTAAAGTCTCGTGACTCAGCACCAATCTGCTTAGTGTTCTCAAGTTGCTTGAGTTCGTCAGAGTCTTTTTCAAAGTAGATAGCAGGTAGTAATGATGTAATTGAATCAACTACAACTAGGTCTACACCTGCATTAATTAGTGCTGTTCCTACGTCCACCATCTCGTTAATAGTACGAGCCTGTGAGACAATAAGGTTTTCTGTGTCTACCCCAAGTTTCTTTGACCATGCTTCGTCATATGACATTTCTGCATCAATCCAAGCACAGAGTTTACCTTCTGTCTGTGCAAGACCAACCATCTGAAGACACAGTGAAGACTTGGCTGAAGACTTGCTTCCCCAGATAAGAACCTGACGACCATATGGTAATCCGCCACCCAAAGCACGATTAAGTCCAAAGCTAGGTGTAGGCTGAAAGTCTGTCTTAAACCCTGCACCATTAGACAAGCGTTTGCGAATTCGTGGGTCTAGCTGTGCTAGTGCTTCTTCCATTGTTGTCACTAGATAGCCAACTTATCTAGCTTTTCTGGAATGTAACCTGCCCAGCTGTCGTCGTCTGTGACCACTACAGGTGCAGAGCGATATCCCAAAGCAATCAACTTGTCAAGAGCACCAATATTGTTTGTAATATTAACTGTCTTATAGGCAACATCAATCTTGTTTAGGTGACGCTTAGTTGCTTCACACTGTACGCAATTGTCTTTTGTGTATACTGTTACTGTCATTAGAATTTTACTCCGTGCTTTTCTGGTCGTGTTTTATTAAATGCTGTCTTTTTTTCAAATGCCTCGTCAAGAGAGACGTGTGTATATTCAAATTCACGTAGACCTGCATATAGGTCAAGTGTGCGAATAAGAATGTCTGCCATTTCGTCAGCGATCTCTTCTGGACCTTTTGACTTACGAATAGCTTCCATAACCTCTACAGCCTCTGATACAATCATCATTAACTGCTTAGTCATAAAGATATCAATTTGATCTTGAGATACATTGCTTACTACTGGATCCCAAAATCCTTTTTCAACTGCAATCTCGTGCAAGTGTTCTGTTATTTCATCAAACATCGAATACATCCTCCATTATTGTTGTTCCGTCTTTTGTTTTACCAAAAGAGAATTTATATACATTACCTTCCTTAATCTTCATATATGCTTTAGGAAATGAAGTTGGGAAGATTGTGATTGAGTGCAGTTCTCTTGACGAGTCTGCGACTACCATCGATGCCATTTTTTTACCAGCCTTAGTAATGCGTGGTCTAAATGACACAACCATTAACTGGTCGTCTGTATATGGTAGCATACGGTAGTTAAGAATCTTTATAAGACCTGAATCGTTACCCTTAATTTCATCTGCAGGAATTGCAGTAACGATACGGTTATCACTTGCAAGGATAAGGTAGGTACGTCCTGCCTCAACCTTAGACTGCTCTTCATCAAAGATACCGATAGCACCTGTCTTATCTAGTACTTCTACTCGTGACCAGCCCTTGCCTCGCTTAATCCCCTTGACAATGCCCATGATAATAAATGAACCCTTTTCCTCATACTCTTCAACATCATTAATAAATGCGTGATAGTGCTGTGGAATTGCTGTATTAAATTCTGGTAGGTTCAAGTATTCATAAAGGTTTTCACGAATCTCTTCATCATTGCGAGGCTGGTCAGGGAAGGTGGCAGCACCAATTAGTCTAAGTGCTGACAATGCACGAGAGTTAACTCCGTTGCCCTTTCCAAACGAGAACTCTTCTAGCTCTTTATAAGAGTTAAATGGGCGAGCAGCAATATACTTTTCTGCAATGTTATCACTAATAAACTTAATACCACTAAGACCGAATCGAATACCCTTGCCTTCAATCTTAAAGTCAGCATCTGAGTCATTGACGTGTGGCAACTTAATTGGAATGCCCATACGCTTTGCTTCAATAAGGTACTCTGTACGAGCATCTTTGTCTTTCTCGTTCTTAAGAAGTGCAAACATAAACTCAATGGGGTAATGATATTTTAACCACGCAGTCCAGTAAGAAAGTGTTGAGTATGCAACAGCGTGAGACTTGTTAAACGAGTAACCAGCGTGTGCCTCAAAGTCATGCCAAAGTTCTTCTGCTTGGAATGTAGTTACATATCTAGAGGCTCCTCTTACAAATTGATCTTTATAAGCATCGAACTCACGAGCATCCTTCTTTTTACCAATAATCTTACGAACCTTGTCAGCCTCTGCCATTGTCATACCGCCAAGATTTGTACAAGCAAGCATGACCTGTTCTTGGTATAGAACACATCCATAAGTGTCGTCTGTAAACTCTTTCATAACACTGTGAAGATAGGTAATCTTTTGCTTACCGTGCTTACGAGCAATGTAGTCTTTACCAATAGTGTTCATAGCACCTGGACGGACAAGAGCGTTAGAGGCAGCAAGCTCTGCAAAGTTCTTAACACCCATTTTAACTAGCAAGTTAGTATACGGCGTGGCTTCACACTGGAAGACACCCTTGGTGAATCCGTCAGAAAGCATGGCGTAGACATTCTTATCATCCATATCAATTTTAAGAAGATCGATGTTTTTACCACCACGGTCTTTAATAATTGCAAGCGTGTCCTGCAAAACCGATAGTGTCTTGAGACCAAGAGCATCGATTTTAATTAGACCAATACGCTCTGCTTCTGTCATATCTACCGCAACAACAGGTATACGCTCTTTGGTTCCTGGTGCTGTACGAGTCTCCATTGGAGCAAACTTAAAGATAGGCTCCTTGGATGTAACAACACCAGCAGCGTGGATACCAGTACCACGGATACGACCACGCAGTTGCTCTCCATATAGTTCAATCTCTGGATACTTCTCACGGAACTCTGCTGTAGATGATGAAGAGCAGTAGTCTTCCCAAGTATCCACAAGCTTCATAACCTTATTAACGTCAGGAAGTGGGACCTTTAGCACACGAGCAATGTCTCGCACGACACCTTTATCTTTAAACTGCAAGAATGTAGCAATAGAGGCAACGTGACGATACTGACGAACCAAATAGTCTTTCACTTCTTCACGGCGTGTGTCCTGGATATCTGTATCAATATCTGGGAAGTCGTTACGTTCTGGATTGATAAATCGAAAAAACAGTAGACCGTGTATGATAGGGTCAATATCTGTAATGCCAAGAGAATAGCAGAGTAGTGAACCAGCAGACGAACCACGTCCTGGTCCAACCATAATGCCTTCCTTCTTAGCCCAAGCAATCATAGAGCGTACAACTAGGAAGTAAGGACCAAAATTCTTGTCCTTAATGATCGTCAGCTCCTCGTTAAGACGGTCAATATATTCTTGGTTCTGATCTAAGCCTTTAGCCTTTAAGCCCTCCAGAGCGAGGCTGAGGAGCTCTCCGTCTGGGTCCTGGTACTGGACAGGCAATAGGTCACGGTAGTCTTGGATATCGTAATCCTCAATCTTGTTTACAATCTCAAGAGTTGCCTCATACATATCCTCACGATCAATACCCTGAGCTTTCATGGCATCATGCATCTCTTCATCCGACAGCAAATGAATGTCAAACTTATTAAAAGACATCTGACGGTCTTCACCATAAAGATAATCAAGCTTGTCCATAAGATTGTCATGCTTCTTTGTACCGTTGTATGTTGAATCTCCAACAGTTTTATTTGAGTATGAGTTAAGGATTAACTTAAGTTCCTGAATTTCTTTCTGGCTTTTGTCTGAGTGGTGGCAGTCAGGTGTGACTACAGGTGTAATGCCAAACTCGTCTGCAAGCTCAAGCAGCATCTCGTTTACTTCTTTGGGGTTATGTGGCATTACCTCAATGTAGTAGTCGTCACCAAAGGTATCTTTACACCACTTGATGTGTTCCTTAGCATAGGCTAGATTGTCTGATTCAATTGCTTTAGCCAGTACCCCCGACAAACAGCCAGAGGTAACAATAAGACCTTCCTTGTATTGTTCAAGAATCTGCCAGTCAATACGAGGCTTCTTGTAGAAACCTTCTGTCCAAGCAAGTTCGTTAAGTTTATTTAAATTCTCTAGACCTGTGGTATTCTTTGCAAGAATAATAAGGTGATTATAGTTAAGATCAAGTGGGTCGTTCTTGTCTTTTTTATCTGTGTGGTCTAGACGATCTTTAGTAATGTACCCTTCAATACCAAGAATTGGCTTGATGCCAGCTTCTTTAGCAGAGCGATACAATTCACGGTGTCCTGAAAGACTTCCGTGGTCTGTGATAGCAATGGCTGGCATTCCCAGTGCAACTGCACGGACCACATATTCCTGTGGGGTAGCAATGCCATCGAAAAGCGAGTAGTGGGTGTGAACGTGAAGCCCAGCGTAACTCATAAAATCCTTACGTTAGAAATAGAAAAGTTTAGGGTGGGCAGTTTAATGTGTTTGCCCAGCACAGCCTTTATTACCAGTCTGCGTTAGTAGCAGAGGTAATAGATGGAGCATCAAAACCGAAGTAGAATGCTTCCTGTTCAGCGTAAGGAATCTCACGAAGAACGTTTTCCAAGTTGTGAAACTCGTGGGTTGACCAGTTAAAAGGCTCTGTGTCAGGTCCCTTGGGAAGAAGTGTGTAACTTGTTTCAGTTCCCTGACCGTTACGCTTAATCTTCCAAACAACATTTGAAATACCCTTGGTGTCGTCAAAGTATTCCATCAATGTTGGTACAGCAGACTGCTTTGAAATACCCTGTGACCATACAGCCACGTAAGGGTCTTCAAGACCGTCTTCAACGAGGACGTTGCAGTAGAAGCGGTTACGTGCTCTCCAGCCAGACTTAGGCTCCTTACGAGCCATTTCACAGCCGTAGCAGCGACCTTCCGAATCCGTTGTACAAGCAGCCTTACGCTTGTAGTCCTTTGGGTTAGTGTGCTCTGCAAATACACAAGCTTCTCCACGACTTTCATCGTAGTAGGGTGAATCTGCATCTAGCTCTTCTACGAAACGAATCGTAGCAGACTGTCCGTCAGCAAGCTTAAGCCAACGAACTTTTGTACCTTCGTACTTTGGTTTTTCGAGTAGGGCGTTTAGATTTTTAAGTCCCTTAATTGCACTCATATTTTTCTCCTTGTTTTGTTGAGGTTATCAGTTTAGCATAGACATGATGGTTTTGTCAAATGCAACATCCAGATTTGCAATATCTTCATCCGTCATATCTCCAATATCCTTGTATTGTTTTTCTAGTGTGATCACGGATACACGAGAGCCAAGCTTATCAATAATCTTTGACTTCATGTTTCCTCCTGCTTCATCGTTATCTGCAATAACTATTATGTTATTAAAATACTTCTTTAGCAATTCAATCTGT